GCACTGGTAATACATTACAATTCCGTGTATTTGGAAACAAATGTGAATTAATCCAAGGTAGAGATGTTTACTTTGCTGTTGCTGGAAGATATGACAGTGTGTACACTATTGTCGGATTGGATTCTTCTGGTTCTAGTATAACATATGAAATTGATAATGATAATAGATCTCTAGTAAGATCAAATGAAACTTGGCGTGGAACCTATCTGAGAAAAACTTACAAGAATCCTTTTGTAAGTCTATCAAATAATAGTTTGATTCGAGTAGAAGGTGAGGATAGTTTTAGAAGAATTAAAGAACTTCCATCAAAATTAACTTCCAAAGAACAAAGACCACAAGAGCAAGTATCTAATAGTTATTTTGGTCAAGTTGAAGTTGAAGCATATAATGGTGTAACTAGAGGAGAAGGTTTATCTATTGTTGCATTTATTGAAAATGGTTCTGTTGTAAGACTTGATTGGAACAAGCGTAGTTATGATCCTATCACACAACCAACTGCTTATCAATACTATACTCCACCAGTAATTAACTTTATTCCAGAAAACGGAGAAGGTGGTGGTGCTAGAGCAGCAGTCATTGTCAGCAAAGGACAAGTAGTTAGCGTCGAACTTATCGATGGTGGATCTGGTTACACTAAAGCACCAAAAGTAGTTGTTGCCAGAAGATATGAAGTATTGAAAGATACTGATATTGGTGTATCTCTGATTGATGCTAAAATTCAATTAGAACCAGGATCTTTTGGATATAATGTAATATCTAATATTTCTGTTCTTGGCAATCAAATTGAAGGTGTTAATTCCTTTACTTCTGTTCTATTTGACAGTCCTGTCGATACTGACAGAGTTATCACTGCAGAAATTCAAACAGGTGATCCTAATGTAGTTGGTGGTGGTTCTGATATGCCAGCTGGAACCGATCAACCAGACGGTGCCCAGATTGTCTATATTGAACCAGATCCTGTAGAAATTGATGGAGAAGGAGGAGCTTTACAAGTTCAAGATACAGCATCTATTGTTTCTGTCAAGATTCAAGGAGTTCTTACTACAAATTCTATTTCTACAGTAAGCAAACAAATTACATCTGCTATCCACCCAGATGTTATTCAGAACACTGCTCTATCTAACATTAATTACTTTGAGGTTGGTGCATTCTTGGATGCTCCTCTGGATGCTAGCGATACTATCATTTACGTTGGAAATACTGACAAATTTAAATCAAATGGTTATCTATTAATTGGTACAGAAATTGTCAGATATTTACGTAAGATTAATGATCGTTTCTTAAACGTTGAAAGAGGACAAAATAACACTACAGCTCAGAATTGGAGTGCTGGAACTTTCTTAAGACAGATTCCAGATCCAGTATCTATCGCATACGCTGGTGTTGCTGTTGTTGAATCCGAGTCTCAACTTGTTACTGTTAAGGGTGGTATTGAAGTTGGAAGAACGGAAAGAGCAACTAACAGGCAAATTGTAGTACAAGAAAATCTATCTCCTGAGAAAGAAAAATTAGAATTCCTTCTCATTCCACCACCAAGTGGTGTAGTTGATGGATATTCAGAAAGTGTCTTTATTGATGATCCAATTAAAACTAGATTGAATGGATTTGTCGATTTAATAGATGACTATGGAGTAGTACAAAGAAATGGAACAGTAATTTTCGTAAGAAATAGTGTATTTGGATTAGACAATGATTATATTGGAAACTATACCAAGACTAACGCTGGACACACAATAAGTCATTTCAGTGGAGTTTTTGACGACGGAGCTGCTGGTGTGTCAGCACTTACTATCCAAGAATTAGATACTTATTATAGATCACTCACAATTAAAGATTTTGTTGAGAGAGCTGATTCTAGTTATACTCTAGCTGGCGATAAATTTGTATTGATGCCGCCCTCTATTCAAAATCCAGTTGCGATTAGTTCTTCTACAGGAACTATTGGAGGTAGTATTGTTGTACAAAACACTACATATTTCCCAAATCAGGGATACTTGTTTACCAGTGGTGGAACGGTAATACAATATACTGGCAAGACAACAACTGCATTTACTGGTTGTACACTATACAGAGGACCAAATTCAATCAATGCCTCTGACGAACTAGTTCCATTTACAATTTAATAAATATCGGTATAAATATAAATAACTCAGGCACAAATCACAACGTCGGATAAAGAAACCCATGGCTGCTATTATTTCTGATAAGTTTCGTATTTTTAACGCGAAACAATTCCTAGAATCCTTGACGGAAGGTCCAAGCGAAACAAGTGCTGAGCGCACTAGAATGTATTTCTTTGTTGGGCGTCCCCAACCTTGGAAAGCATATCTAGAAGTTTATTCTAAATCTTCTACAAATTTTACTGTAGGTAACGAGGTTTATGTTGGTACTTACGGTTCTACAACATTCCGTGCCACCATTGCTGCAGTTTATGATAGTGCCCTTCTTCTGACCGACGTTTTTGGCAGCAATGGTACAAACTCAGTTCCAACTCTTGGACAGGATCTAAAAGAAACTGCTAATGGTGGATCTTCCGACACAGCAGCAACTGCTAAAGCAGGTGTTTATCGTTACGGTACTGAGGACGTTCCTCCCCTCCCTCTCGATAACCAGAGAGAAAAGATTGCTGTATACGACGAGTTGATTGCTGCCAAGCGTATTACTGATTCATTTGCTAGAACAGTTATTCGTCGCTACAACTGGGATTTAGTTGCGAACCCTAAGTTCGACATGTGGAAACCTGATTATTCTGCTACACCTGCTGGTGGCGGACAGGTTGGTAAACAGACTGCTACAAGTCAATCAAGCATTGCTGACGCTAAGTTCTATGTAATGAACTCTGATTATGAGGTATTCAAATGCCTCTACAACGGAGAGAATATTGCTAACGCAACTGGTCAGAACGCAACTGAAGAACCAAGAACTGCAGGTGCTAACTATGCTTCTGCTACTGGTCTTTACACAGAAACTACTGGTGCTGGTTACATTTGGAAGTATATGTACACCATGCCAACTGATGATGTTCTAAGATTCCTATCTTCAGACTTCATGCCAATTGTTCTTCCTTCTAACAACACCCGTAGCGCAGTAACTGGCGCTGCTGTTGCTGGTGCGATTGATGTTGCTCTAATTGAAGACGGTGGTGCTAACCTCCCAGCATCACAAACTCTATTCACCAGCATTAAAGGTGATGGCACTGGTGGCGTAATCGAGTTTGCCACAGATGGTTCTGGAACTATTACTTCCGCATCTGTCCAAGCAAGAGGTCAAGATTATACGTATGCTAATGTACTTCTTGGAAATGGCAACTTGTTCTCAGATTCTGGTCTAACTACCGCAGTTGCTACTCCTGCTAACGCAACTGGTGCTATTGAGGTTGTAATGCCTCCTCAGGGTGGTCATGGTTCAGATCACGAAGTAGAATTAAATGGTAAGCGTGTGATGACTAACATCCGCTTGACTTATGCTGAAGGTTCTGGAGACTTCCCTGTTGATAACGACTTCCGCCGTATCGGAATTATTAAGGATCCATACAACTGGGGCACTACTACTTTCTCTACTGCTGACACTCTTAGCGGATTGAAAGCAGTTAAGATCACTGGAGCAACTGCTGATTACATCCCAGATGAAGAAATTACTCAGACTGTAACTGGTGGTACTGCGAAAGGAACCGTTGTTTCTTGGACACTTGATAGTGGTTCAACTACTGCTGGTGTTCTTAAGTACATCCAAACCAATGATGCCCACACTGATCAGGGTGTTGTAAGAGCATTTGAAAGCAATGGTTCTAACGCAATTTCTGGTGGATTATCTGCTGCTGCTGGAAACGTAGATACTACTTATGCTCAGTCTCTACTAGGTTCAACCTTCGCTGCTGGTCTTGCTGCTCCAGAGATCGAGAACAACTCTGGTGATATCATCTATCAGGAAAACCGTCGTCTAATCACTCGTGCTCCTGACCAGATTGAAGATATCAAACTAGTCATCGAATTCTGATTAAAATTTAGATTAATTAAGTCCCCCGAGAGATCGGGGGATTTTTTTTATCTCTATAAATACTAGGGACTAGATACTAGTATTTGGCGGAGCACGATGCCTCAGAAGACTAACCTAAATGTAAATCCTTATTACGAGGACTTTGACGCGAGTAAGAATTTTTACAAGATTCTATTCCGTCCTGGATACTCTATTCAAGGTAGAGAATTAACTCAAATCCAATCGATTCTACAGAATCAGGTTGAATCTTTTGGTAAGTATGCTTTTAAGCAGGGGGACTTGGTTGTTCCTGGTGAAGTTGGTCTCAATACAAAGTTAGATTACGTTAAGTTATCTTCCGTGTCTGAGGTTGCTGTCTCAGAGGGAGATGATATCGTATATAAAAAGTATGATATCAGTCAACTAATTGGACTGCAGATCAGAGGTTTAAGTTCTGGAGTAATCGCTACTGTTTTGGAAACAAAACTAGCAACAGAAACTACTGCCGACACAGTTTATGTAAATTACCTCAATAGTGGTGATTCTAACTTAGATAGTACCTTCCGTCAAGGCGAGACACTAGAAGTAGTCGATGGTGTTAATACTCCTCTTCTAGTTGTTGGAACCGATGGTAGTGTTCTACCTACTAGCATCCAAGTCAAGAATCCTGATACTGGAGAAGTTACATCTCTAGAAAGTCCCGCTATGGGATATGCCTCTGCTGTAAAGGTAGAAGAAGGTATTTACTTTGTCAATGGATATTTTGTTCGTAACGATAAGCAACTACTAGTAATTGATGATTACTATGATAATCCATCAGCAAAAGTTGGATTTACTATTAAGGAAGATATTGTAACTCCAGAAGAAGATGCTTCTTTATACGACAACTCAATCGGATCTTCAAACTATTCTGCTCCTGGAGCACACAGACTAAGAATCAGTCTCACAATCAAAAAGTTTGAACTGTCGGAAACGACTGATAAAAACTTTATCCAACTTATCACCGTATACAAAGGTTCGGTACAAAAGAAAGTATCTCCTACAAACTATAGTCTAATTGAACAGACTCTTGCTAGAAGAACTTTTGATGAGAGTGGAGATTACATTGTAAATGATTTCTCTGTAGATATTAGAGAATATGCACAAAAAGATGGTAATGGTGGGGTTTACAAAACCGACGAGTTTGATTTATACAATGGTCTCACAGAATCAGAAGCAAGCAGAAAAATGCTTGCTGGAATTGGACCAGGCAAAGCATATATCAGAGGATATGAAATTGTCAATAAAGAAACAAAGTATCTAGAAATTAATAAAGCAAGAGAATCACTCTCAAGTGATAATGTTACTTTAAAAACAAAAGGTCTCCCAACGTTTAATATTACCAACACTTATGGAAGTGTACCTCTAAACAAAGAAGGTGGAGATCTTACTGCTTATCCATATATCAATCTACTTGGAACTTACAATGATGGTTCGATCGGTCTAAGTGGCACAGAACTAGACACAGATCACAGACAAACTCTTGATAAGAGAGGAACTACATTTACAAGTAATGATGGTATTAAAACAATTACTATTGATGTAACAAATACTGTTACAACTTTAGCATCAATTAGTGATACTACATTTGCTAATCTAGCAGAACTTTATTTTATTAAAACTAGAGATGATGCTGGAAATGCCCTTACAACAGGAAAACTCAAAGCACTATCTTATGCTAAAGTAAACAAACCTCTTCTAAATGCTAACGATCAGGTCTTGTTCTTAGAACTTACCGTTGTTGGTGATAAAGACGATATTGATTTACTTCTCCTCGAATATGATCCAGGAGATTCTAACTATCAAAGAAATATTTTCCTTTCTGATGCAGATGCTGCTACAGATTCAAACGAGTTGGGATTCATTATTGACTACAGTGAGACTATTACTCCACTGATTGGTAGAGCAAAACCAAGCAACTTCTTTTTGAAAGAAAGAGGTTTAGGATTTAATTCAGACTCTGATATTATTTTATCTAAGGGTAGACTAGCAGGTGGTGGAGACACATATAACGCTGTATTTGGATTATCATACTTCGATCCACAGTTCTTTACAAAATTACTCTTAGAAACAACTCCCACCAATAATAGTTTTGGTATTGGTAAATATGTTACTGGTTTGACTAGTGGAGCATATGGTGTTGTTGAAGGAGCACCTTCTGGAGTATATTCTATTGGAAGAACTTTATTTGTAAAAACTCTATCAGGAAAGTTTGTATCTGGAGAGTCTATCAGAGACGAGGATGGAGTAACAAATAGAATTGCTAAAGACAATACTATTTCACACTTTATCGTAGCAAATAGAGGACTTGGATATGCTGATGGTTCTACTTTAGTAATCAATGGTGTTGAGTATGATGCTGCAGCAGCGGAAGCTATTCGTTTAACAAATGGTTCTTTCTATTCTGTACAAATCAATAACAAATCTGCTCTTTCTGTTGAATACGCACAACCACCATCAGTAAGTATTAAACAACCAGACGGAGCTGCTAATCCTAGCATTACTGCTGTTATTTTACCAGTATTGGTTAGAAATGCCGTAACCACATACAATCCACAGAATGTAAAATCTCTGTCGGCACAATATGGTTCTGGAAATGCTAATATCTTTACTGCTGATCTGGTAACAGACGATCAGGCATTTGCAGAAATTAAATCTGTAACTGATTTTACTTTCTTTGGATCTAAAGGATATAACTTTATTGAATCTACTAGTTTCAGTGCTGACGCTAGTCTGCTCTTACAGCAGGGTGATGTTGTTCAATTCTCTGATGAGGACAACAATCTTGTTCGCGCTGTTGTACAATATGCTACGGTTAAGCAGGGATCTTCTAAGTCTAGAGTATATCTAGATACTGTCTTACCTGGCAATGTTACTAACACCAGTATTGTTAGATTGCGTCCTAGAGTTGATAACTCAAGTCAGGGAACTCTCTTGTTTCCAACAGGAAGTAGTCAGATTAAAAAAGTAGCTGATACTCCAGAAGAAACAAAAATCAAGTATTTTTTCCGTAGAGATTTTGTAACTACAGCGTCTACAGCAGGTGGTACAATTACATTTGCTGCTCAGTTGCCATTTGGAACTCAGAGATTTGCTACATTTAATGAACAGAATTACATTATTACTGTTCTAGATCCAGGTGATGCTCCAAACATTGCCAAAGGTGATATCATTTATATTGATAAAGATAACGTAGTAATTTCATCTTCAACAGATACTGCGAGTGGACTTACTTCTGGTAGTATTAGCTTGAACTTGCCATCAACATATTTTGGAATTATTCCATCAAATGGAACGTTCCCTAAACTGAAATTGACGGCAACACTAGAAGTTCTGAACGCTAAACCTAGATTAAAAACTTCTATTGAAAATAGAAGAATTGTAGTTACTTCTTCTGGGGATCGAGTTATTCCTTTCAGAGGTACAGATTACGATAGTGATGTTGTTGAAACTATTTCATACTCAGATGCATATAGATTGAGATATGTATATGAAGGAAGTGCTACTCAACCACCAACTGTAGATACTTCTGGACAATTAATTTCTGGAACAGATGTAACCGATAGATTTACATTTGATAATGGACAGAGAGATACTGTATATGATGTTTCTAGAATTGTATTAAAACCAGGAAAAGAGCAAACTACTGGACAACTGGTAATTGCTTTTGATTACTTCGAGCAATCTCAAGGAGATTTCTGTACCATTGACAGTTATCTACATGAAGCAGGAGTAACAGAAGATCTCATCCCATCATTCAACTCTGCTGTATATGGCATCGTAAATCTAAAAAATGTATTAGATTTTAGACCAAAAGTAGATTCCACGACAACCATTGCTGGATTCCAAGATCAGTCTACTTTAGCAAATGTTGTTGGCAATTTTGCTGGTGCTGGATCTGTTATCGCTGCCACTCCAGCTCCAGATACAAATCTGGAATATACAATGTCGTTCAGTCAAGTACAATATCTTGATAGAATTGATGGTGTCTTCTTAAACAAGAATGGAAACTTCATTGTTAAAGAAGGAAACTCTTCATTGAATCCAACAAAACCAGATCCAATTGACGATGCTATTCCACTATTCTATGCTTACATTCCTGCTTATACACAGACAAGCAAAGATGTAAGAATTACTACTGTTGATAACCGTCGTTATACGATGCGTGATATCGGCAAATTAGAAAAGCGCATTGAGAGACTTGAGTATTATACCACTCTTAGTATTCTAGAGCAACAAGCTCTTAACATGCAAGTTAAAGATGAAATTGGTCTTGACAGATTTAAGTCTGGTTTCTTGGTTGATAACTTTGAGGCACATAGATCTGGAAGTCTTGTATCTTTAGATTATCAGTGTGCTGTTGATTCTCAGCAATCTGTATTACGTCCCCAATCTAAAGAAGATTCACTCTTCCTCGAAGAGGTTAATAAGAGAGAAGATCAGAGATTTGTTTCTGGATATAAAAAGTCTGGTGATATTGTTACTCTTCCATATACGAGTTTAAATCTTTTAGGAAATAGTTTTGCTTCCAAGACACTAAATCCAAATCCATTTGTAGTTCTTCAGTATGTTGGTGATGCTGCTTTATCGCCAAGTATTGACCAGTGGTATGATCAATCAGTAGAACCATTAGTTGTAGACACCAATACTGATCTTTATAAGATCTTTATTGCTAAGCAAGATGTTAGAGAAAGTTTCGCAAGTCTTTTTAATTCATTTGTTGTTAACTGGGTTGGTTCTTCTCCCTCATTTACATCTATTAATTCACTAGGACAAGTGAATTCTCTAGATGCTCAATCTTCTGTAAGTAATGCATCTACATCTTCTTCCTCAAACATCAGTCCACAAAACAATGATGTTGCTAAGGGAGTTCAATCTTCTACAGTAAGAGGAAACGTAGTATCCAATGGTATTCAGTTCTTTGCTAGAAGTCAACCAGTAAAATTTGTAGTTAGAAGATTAAAACCAAATACTAGAATCTCCGTATTCTTAGAAGGAAGAGACATTAGTCGTTGGGTCAATCCAGATCTTAGATTTACTGGTATTGCTGGCAATTCCCTGTCAGCATTTAATGGAACAATTACTACAGATGATGATGGAAATGCTAGTGGTCTTATCCTTCTCCCCGCAGGATTTGCTCCTAGACAAAATGCTACATGGGGAGGAGATGTAGATACTGTTGATTACGATCCAAACTCTGAGGAAGTAAGAGTAACTACTGGAGTAAAAACCTTTAGATTTACATCCAGTGCTACTAATGCTGATAAGTTATCAGTAGATACTTATGCTGAAGTAAAGTATTATGCTGTTGGTATTCTACCAGAAAATCCAGTAAGTATTATTTCTACAAAACCATCATTCTTCAAAGCGAATGAGGGAGTTCAGTTTGTTGATAGTAATACTGATAATCCAGTAAGACCAAATCCACTTGCTCAAACCTTTAAGATTGAAAACTATGATGGTGGTGTCTTTACTACTGGTCTTGATCTATACTTCAGCACCAAGAGTAATAAAGTTCCCGTGAAGGTTTACTTGACTAATGTCGAGTCTGATAAACCTGGCAAAAATATTATTCCTGGCACTGAAAAAGTATTATCACCAGCAACATACGTTAAATTCTTTACTAATGGAAATGTATATGTTACTAAGGGAGAGAAAGTAACTGGAACAACTTCTGCTGCCAGTGGTCCTATTGAAAAGATTATCGACAAAAATGGTGTAGATCTAGTTCCTTCTTCCTCTGGAAGATTCTTGCTAACAAACGAGCAAGTATATACCATGGTTCTCAGCAACCACAATGGTCGTTCTTTCAACCAGAATGAAACTCTATCAATTCCATCGGTAACTCTCAGAAACAACACAGAAGGAGAATCTGGTGTTGTAACTATTGCTAAAGATAGTGGTAAAGTTTCGGGAATTAGAATTACAAATCCTGGACAGAACTATACTAATGCTATTCTAACTATTGAAAGTCCACAACTTCCTGGTGGTTCTGTAGCTACTGCCAGTGTAGAAGTTTCCGATGGCAAAATATACAATACTGAAGTTAGTCTAAATGGATTTGGATACACAGAACCACCTTCCGTGGTCATCAAAGGCATCGGTAACGGTGCTGGAGGTTGTGTAATTGAGACCGAGATAGAGATTGATAGTCCAGCGATTAGAATGGGCGTAGCGGTCGATCAAGAGGGTCTGACAGACTCTACTGTTCCAACTCATTTTGAATTTGATCATCCCGTGTATCTACAGAATGATACCGAATATGCCATGGCAATCGAGACAGATTCCACAGACTACGAACTGTGGGTATCAAGACTAGGGGAAGTTGATGTTGCAACAAGCACTGTTATCACCACACAACCATCACTCGGATCTGTTTATAGATCACAAAATGTAGATAACTGGACTGAAGATAATTTTGAAGATGTTAAGTTCTCTCTATACAGAGCAGAATTTGATACCAGCAAGACTGCTAAACTTCTGTTGACTAATGAGTCTCTTGGATATGAACTTCTTTCCAAGAACCCATTCACTACTAATGCTACTGCGAATACTAACGCAACATCTAGATTGTTTAGAAATAACAATAATATCGTTGAGGTATCTCATAGAGATAATGGATTTGAAACTTCTGGTCTATCATATGTTTTCTTTAAGGGAGCACTAGAGACTGGTGGTGTTACATCAGATGTTCTCAACAACACCCTATTCCAAGTTACCAATAGTGGTATTGATACTTACAATATTACATCTTCTATTGCTGCTTCTGGAAATATTGAGGGTGGTGGCGAAGCAGTTTATGCTACTTACAATAGAAAGTATGAAACTCTATATCCACAGATTCAATACTTATCATTTACTGGCACTAAGTTAGAATCTATGGTTAAGACAACTAATGTTGTTCCTGTAGACTCCACTACAACAAATTATACTTCTTATTCTCAAACCGAATATGAAAAGACATTCTTAAATGAACCACATTTCTTTACAAATCAAAAGTTTATTGCTTCTGATATTAATGAAACTCTGAATAGTGTCACATCACTAACTTACGAATTGTCACTGTCATCTACAGTTTCGTATCTATCACCTGTTGTTGATCTTTCTACAGCAAGTGTTAAGACTGTTTCCAACAGAATTGAATCTGCTTCTGGAAAAGAAGACAGATATGGAAGAAGAGATCAAATTATTAAATTCTTCCCAATCTACAAGTTCAATATTGGAAATACTGGTGGTACACAAATTCAAGATAATCAGGCTATTGAAGGTTATACATCCAAAGCAGTTGGCACCATCGCCAAAGTTGATGGAACAACTGTGTGGGTAAGACTCAAAACTTCTCAGTTCTTTAAGAGAGGTGAGAGAGTAACTCTAGGAAATCAACCAACTTTAGTTGAGACAGTAAATTCAGTAGTTGTACCAGCTGCTAAAGTTGATACAAACCCAATTGAAATATTCATTGATATTCCAGATGCAGCAACAATGGTTGCTAGAAACCCATCAACTATTCTACAAACCTATGATAATATTATCACAGGAAGTGCAGTAATTTGGGATGATAAGACTCAACAATTAGAGGTTAGAAATGATACTCAACCTCTCTTGGATGATTTCACTGGTAGGATTATTGACAACGCCGCATTCAACAGAAACTCGGTAGTTAATGATCAACTTGCTGATATCTTTAGGGTAGGAGACTTCCTTAAGTATCCAGATCAAGAAGATGACCAAGCAAGATTCTTAGAAATTAAATCAATCGAAT